TCAATTTGTCATATTTTTCATTTGATACTTTTTCTAAAGTTTCGTCAATTCTACTTTTAATCTGAGAATCCTCGGACTCTTCTTTCATTGTATTAAGTTTTGACTTTACAGATTCTTTTAAAGTATCAAATTCTGTTTTAAGATTTTCATCGTCTGATTTTAAAAAATCAATAAGTTCTTTTTTCTCAGATTCACTCAAATTCTCAACATAGTTATTGATAGTCTTGTTGGCTATATTTACCATAGTACTTAATGGTAAATTAACAGCATTCTTTTTTTGGATAGGTGATTTTTTTAAAGATTCTTTTAATAATTTTCTACTTGAAATTCTTGATTCTATAGTTAAAATATTTGTAGAAAACAAGTCATCTATAATTTGATAATCATTTTCTGATTGGGTACCGCTAACCCAAGATGAGATTTCAGAAATTTCTTTTCCTTTTACTTTATTAATTGTATTTTCGTATATGGTAATACACTCATTGATATAATCGTCTACTACGGACTCATTTAATCCTTTATTTGAATTCATTTCGTCATACAAATAAAATAATTTAGAAATGTTTTTATTTTCAAGAACAAACTTCTTAAAATTTTTCATTTCATTTTTAAACGTATTTTTACCATACGATTCTAATAATGTCTTTTCTATCTTAGATTTTAATAAACCAAACTTAATCATAACTTTTTTTAACTATAAATATCAATCTCTTAGGAGTTTATTAAGTTCATCCTCCATTTCACCTAAATAATTTTTAGCCTTTGATAAGTCAATATATGAATCATCCTCTACCAAACTATTACTTTCAAGTAAAATCTTTAAATTATCTTTCTTAAAACTTTCAGGGATTGGAGGAACTTCTCCTTCTCCTCCACCTGGTGGTGGGGGTGGTGGTAACTCTCCTCCTAAGTCAGGACCTCCTCCTCCTATTTCAGATTCACCTCCAGGAGGTGTTGGTGGAGTCGCGGTGCTAGCCGTAGAACCAGTTGTGGAACCATAAAGTTTATCTATATTGTCAAAAATACCGGTATGGGTAATGATAGTCGCAGTATTTGTTAATTCAGCTCCAACCGCTTTTTCAATTCTTTGTTGTTGTAAATCAAGTTTAATTTCCTCATCAGAAAATCCAAGAACATGTTTTTTAGCCCATGAAACTGATACAGGAGCGATACCCTCGATAGCGGTAACCGCATCTTTGTACAATAATATTTTTTCTTTCCAAACGTCAATTTTAAGTAAATCCGCCTGAGTTGATGGGTTTGTTAAACCTAATGTAAAGTTTGATAATTCATCTTCAAACCCTAATAAAAATAGGTGAATGATTGCAATTTTATTCATTTCCGCAATCATACATTTTTGAATTCTATTAATAGTTCGGGCAAAACGAATATCCTGTAATGACAAATTTTTACCCTCACCAACAACTTCCTCAAACCCTAAAAATGCTTTAGGAACACGTAGAGCGGTTAATAATTTTTTCTGAATGTATTCTATATCGGCAATTTCAGATAAGTTTTGAGCACCGGGTAATGTTTCAATTGGAGAAGCTTGAGCAGGGTCACGAACTGGAATGAAATAATCTTGGTCTACCGCCATTTGATTAAATCTCATATCAACATTACCTGTCTGACTATCAACTACTTGGCTTCTCTTGAATTTATTGGCAACACGTTGTACATATGGTTCAACATCTTTGTCATCCATATTACCAACAAATACTTTAAAGACTCTTCTTTCAGGCGCTCTTGATGTTCTATAAATTAACATCGCATCCTCAGAAAGTAATAATTGTTTCCAAATACGCCTCGCCTTTTCTAGCATTGAGGTTCCGTAAGGTAATTTTCTATCATCACCCATTAATCTGAAGTGAGCTATTTCCCAAGAATTAAATTCCATGTCTTTAGCTTTCCACTTGAATCTAAGACCTCTATTTTCTTTAGGCTCTTCTACGTTTTGACTTTTAGCCGGCATACCTCTTTCCAAACGTTCAATTTCAATGTTTGGTAATTGCATACAACCAACAACTCCTTTTTCAGGGTCTAATTTCAAATAAACAAAGTTGTCCCCATATTTACAAGTATTTCTTGTCCACATAGGTAAATTGGTATTAATATCTAAAACATTATTAAATAAATCAGTTAAAATACCTTTAATTCGTTTAGACTCTGAATATATCTGTAACATATATCCATTTTGGTCAACAGTTGTTGATTCTTCTCCATAGATATCTAACGCCGCAGATATTTCAGGAGTATATTCCATACTTTCGTAATCATAAAACGAGGCTAATCTAGTTGGTTCGTAGTAAACCGCTTGGGTATAAAGATTACTTTCTATCTTAGTCCATTGATTCGCTAAATAGTAAGTCTGTTGTGCCTGTAATAGTTCTTTATCGTATTCTTGTTTTGAAGTTGTTTTTAATAACTCCGTTTTGTCAAATCTATAGGTAGGGTAATCTTGATTTAATAAGGCATTTGGACCAAATGCTCTTGTTAATTTTTGCCAAACCGTTAATTGTTGATTATTTTCCATAAAACTAATTTAAGTTGGTAACGTAAATAACTAAATAGTTTATTTAATACGTACCTAAGTTATAAATATTACCTAATTCCGAATAACCACCCGTATTTATTATAATCATCTTTTGTTATCGTTTGATTGTTATATTGATTTGGTCTATCTGTCATAACAGGCATAACCGGATTGAATGATATTTGTTTGTTAACATTGTCGTTATTGCTAACTGACCAAGAATCAATCATTGCTTTTGTTTGTTCTGTAACTTTTGTTAATTGTGAGAAAGATGACTCCGCAACATAACAAGCCATAGCGATAGACATAATCAAGTCGTCATGGTGTCCTTTTTGGTGGTCAGGTCTTCCATTAACGTATACAAACGTATTCATTTCATTGAATAGTCGGCTACTGTAAATGGTGAATCCATGCCTCATTACTTCTTCAAACGAGGCTATTATTTGAACTCGTTTATTATTAAAGTTTATACCAGGTATTTTCTCAGCAGCCTTTGGGTCCCATTTCCACTTATTTGATATATCAACTCCATCTACATATAAATTCTTGAAATTTAATTCTTGCATTTTTCTAGCGGTTGAAACTCCCATACCTCCCGTAATATCAATTACAACAAAACAAGAATACATATTTGCCCACTTATAGCAGACATCCGCCATCGTATCGGGTGGTAATTTACCAACAAACTCCGCAACTTGTTCTCTTGTATCAAAGTCAATAATTTGGAAAGAACTAAAGTCTTCACTATCTCCTCTACTTACATCAACCCCCATTACGTATTTGTGACCAATTACAGGTTCTTTCCATATCCATAAAGAATTACCCATCATTTTATTTTGAGGGTCTCTTATCATGTTCTGTTTAACTCGTTGCATTAAATCCGAATCAAATACATTGTCACCAGAACCCAAAAAATTACACTCTAATTCTTGAGACACCTTTCTTCTATCGTATTTGAGTTTTTTAACCATTTTCTCAAACCACTCAGAACAAGGTTTATAACCATCATTCATTAGATGTATTACTTGACTAAAATCTCTATCTTCAAAAGGGATTTCATTCCAACTTATCAAATCATTAGAAGTATATTCCTCTCTGTTTAAAAGATAATGAATTATATCTTTTGTTTTAACGAAATATAAATCTTTTGTATATCTAGGGTCTTTATACCAATACATTTCAGAGATTTTAAAATCGTTCATACCTCTAACCGATTGGTCATAAATCTCATAGTAAATGGGGTCGTATCCGTTAGGTGTTGAAACTACAATAACTTTACCACCTGTGGAAAGTGACGCCATACAAGCCGCCCAGAAATCACTATCCGCCTCAATAAACGCCGCTTCGTCAAATATTAAAACCGTTGGTGTAAAACCTCTTAACGCGTCTTTAGAGGTTGCAACCGCTTTTACCTCACATCCGTTATTTAATTTATAGTGTTTTTGAGAATTTTTTTCCGCAGTAAAATCAATACCAACCCACCCAGGCCATTGACTGACAAAGGCTCTGATTTTATTTGCAAATTCTAATGAAGTGTCAAGTTTATTTGCGATGATAAGAACCTTTTCAGGTTTATTTTTTTTTGCGAAGGCTAATTTTTTAGATATCCACGCAGCGGTTACGGTCGTAACCCCCGCTTGTCTATACTTTAAAGCAATGTTTTCATTAAAATTTTCGTAATCGTCTAATAAAGAAATTTGGTCAGGAAATAATTCTAATGGAACATATTTTGAAACGGTGTTATCGTATGTTTGTAGGTAAGTTTTTAAAGCGTAAGTTGTATCTCTCATACACTTCACATACTCCATCATTACCTGTTCTTTTGTTAATGCCATAAAAATCTTTATATATAAATATCAAAAACCCCCAACAAGTGGGGGTTTTATTATTATTTATATATTTTACAGACCTAAATCCGCTAAATCAATGTCGTCTAAATCATCTTCATCCCATTTAGCCGCTTCGTCCTCATACTCTTGTTTTTTCAAATCAGACACTATTTCATCGACTAATCTTTTTATGAATTTTTCACCTTGTGGGTCACCTTTTAAAATTAATTTAGCAACTTTCATGAATTCTTTAGCATCTAGTTTTGAGAATCTCATAAACAAATAATGTTGTATTTGTTTTTTGTCATCTTCAAATAAATCCAATGGATAAGCCGCGGTAAACTTTTCCCAAAATATTGGTCCTAATCTCATATCCCATATTTCTGCAGGTAATGTGTCTTCAGAACCCATAACCATCTCAGCTTGTCTTGGGTCATCAGGTAAACCATGTGTACCAAATATTTCATAAATTCCTTTTATCAATTCATGGATTAATAACGGGAACGTTGCTGCTCTTGCTATTACCGTTGGTGGGTCGGTTTGAGCATCAACTTTAGTTTGACCTAATTGACCTTCACCAGACGCCGCCATACTCTCCATATCCGGCATAACCCAATATAAATGGTCCATTAAAGATTGATTAACACCATATAGATTAACTAATTGTGGGTCTAATCTATCTAACTCATCTCTAACTAATTCAAACATATAATGACCTTTCTTTGACGCTCCTTGAATTAAAGAATTTATAAATCTTCTCTTAGCTTTTTCTAAATTAAACTTTTCAAATTCATCAACAAATTCTTCAATATCATCCTGATGTTTAAAAGCCTTTTTAACATCTTCTTCCTTAGGTTTGGTAGGTTGAGTTCTCATACCTTCTTGTGAACTGAGCGGTCCCTGAATTAATTTAGCGTCGAACTGCATCGCACCCTCAGGTATTCCCATTTCTTTTTTAACCAAATCAACCGCTAAATTTTCAAGATATTCTTTATTTCTGAACTCAATTCTCATTACCTGTTGTAATGATTGCATAGCCATCATCATAAGTTGCATTAATGGATTCGCTCCTTGTAAAGGTGCGGTCGTACCCAAGTAACGTCTAACAGTGTCTACCGAATCTTTGAATCTTTTAGATGAAACCAACTCAACGAAATCTCTGTCTCCTTTAGGCATTCCCGGATGCTCAGAGTAAGGGGTTTGTTTTCCTGTGATTTTTCTTTCAATACTAGGGTCCATTCTTTCAGGACCTTCATAATCAATCGGTGCTTCATTAATGTTAGTTTTAAGGTTTTCTAAAATCATTTTTTCTTTTTTAGTTAAACCTTCTTTAACTAACTTTCTTTCAAGTTCATTTTTGACTTTTAATTTCTTTTCCATTTTAATATTAAGACTCATGATTATTTCAAATTAATTCCAATTTTATTAAAAGATAACCAATCAGGTATTTTTGCTTTTGGTGCCGGTTCGTATTTTGGTTTATACGGAGTTGCCGGTTTAGGTCTTGATGGTGTATCAACATCAGGTTTAACCGGTGTCTCAATTTCTCTTTCTGTTGCCTTTGGAGCCGGTTCGTATTTTGGTTTGTATGGAGTTGCTGGTTTTGGTCTTGATGGTGTATCAACATCAGGTTTAACCGGTGTCTCAATCTCCTTCTCAGCTTCCATAATAGTTTTTATAAAATCTTTTTTTGACATTTTTGGGGTAATATGTTTCTCAACCATCTTAATTATACTTTCTTCTAATTTTTGTTCAAAAGTTGGGTTAAGTGACTTACCTAAATTTTCTTTGTAGTTACCCGCAACAGTACTCATTACTTTTTTATTATAATTGTCCATTCCAAAGTCTTCTTTTGTTTCTGTTTTTTTCTCAGGTAATTTACTAAAATTCTTAGTCGATTTTGCAAATTCGTCAGCCATTTTACACCACTTATTTCTTTCTTTTTGATTTAGTTTTTCATCATTACATCTTGCAAAAAAGTATTTTTGTTGCTTTTTGGACTCAAATTTTTCTTTAATATCCCCTTCAAACATTCCCATACCATCCGCACTAGCATCTGGGTCAGAATACAGATTAATACTATCGTCCTCATCTATTTCACCATCTTCTGATACAACAGTTAATTTTTTAGTTGCAGGGTCAATAGACATAGGAACACCTTTTTTACCTAACATATCCTCAACTGCTTTTCTATCAGCATCATTACTAGGGTCAAAAGTTGTAGTAGTTGATGTTTTAGTAACCGCTTCTTTATTTTCTTTTTTAGATTCTATTAATCTTTGATAAAGAGCGTCAATTTGTTTTTCATTAAGTTCGGCTAAGGTACTACCTTTTAGACCGTGCTCAACCAATTTTAATATTTTTTTATTGTTCTTCATATTTTAGTTTCTTTTCAAACTCAAGAACTTTATCTCTTTCGTATAGTTTATTTTTTACATTTTCTTCAGTTTCACCAAATCTAAATACTAATCTCCTATCAAATTTGAAATCAGTATATTCTGTCTCTTCTTCCCAAGCTAATGCAATTATATCATCAATCGCATCAGTCATACAAAAAAAATCGGAGTTCTGAATAACTGACATTTTTAATGTCCCGCTTTTTAGAACTCCTACCTTTTTTACAAAATCTATATCTGGTGGTGTGGGATAACCGTTTGATGGGTTTGAATCCCAACCTTCACCCCAAATTTCCTCTACCGTATCAGAAAAAATAAATTCATATATACTTTCTCCTTTATAGTTAGGACCTAATTCGTTAACATATATCAAATAACTCATAGAATTTCACCTTTTGGCGTTACTCTAAATTTACTCTCAT